TTTGAAGTGCCACAAGAAGTACAACAAGCAATGACTCGCGATTATTCAGCTTTAATGAAAGCAATTAACAATAAGAAAGGTAAATAATGCCATATCAAATAGTAAATGTTAATGATATAAGTCAAGAAACTCCGAATGGCGCTATTGGCATAAAATTGCCATTTAATGGAACAACTGGCATAATATCATCAACGGTTACTAGTCTAGAACAAGCTATTAGCAATTTAAAAAATTTGCTTTTAACATATAAAGGCGAACGAATTAATCAACCAAATTTTGGAACTGATTTACCTCAAGTATTATTTCAGCCAAACCTTTCAAATCTTAAAACTATAATTACAGAAATTATAACAGATGCTGCTTCTTATTGGTTACCATATATTAATATAACTAGCATTGATATAGTTACTGCTGACGATGATCCCGATTTAACATATGAAATAAAAATATCAATTTCATTCAATGTACCGGCTGCGTCTATCGTAGAAGATGCGCCCACTGTAACTATATTTGTTGAAAATAATCAATTAACGGTATCATAACATGGAAACAAAAAAAGACGTATCATATTTAGGTAAAGACTTTGGTCAATTGAAACAAAATTTAATTGATTTTACCAAACAATATTTTCCTACAACATATAGTGACTTTAATGAAGCCGCACCTGGAATGATTTTTCTAGAATTGGCATCATATGTCGGCGATGTTTTATCATATTATACAGATAATAATTTAAAAGAATCATTGCTAGAACAAGCATCGGAACGGGCTAATATTTATGATATCGCAAAATCATTAGGTTATACGCCAAACAACGTTGTTCCGGCATATGTTACTTTAGATGTATTTCAATTGGTTCCTGCAATAGGGTCTGGTTCAAATGTTGCTCCAGATTATAATTATGCATTGTCAATTAAACCGGGTATGCGAGTAAAACAAAATAATGGCAATGCAGTATTTCGTACGTTGGATAATATAGATTTTGATTTTTCATCGTCAATTGATCCAACGGAAGTTACTATATATGAAACCGATTCTGCTACAAATTTACCATTGTATTATTTGTTAAAAAAACAAGTAAGAGCAGTATCTGGTGATATAAAAACCGCTACATATGACTTTGCGGCACCAATACCATATGACAAGGTAGTTTTACCAGACACCAATATTATTGAAATTATTTCAGTAGAAGAGTCTGATGGAGATAATTGGTATCAAGTTCCATTTTTAGCGCAAGATACCATTTTCGAAGATGTTCCAAATTTATTAGAAAATGATCCAGATTTATTTCAATACAGATCGTCTTCACCTAGTTTATTAAAATTACGTAAGACTGCAAAACGATATGTAGCAAGATTGCGAAGCGATAACAAATTAGAATTACAATTTGGTGCGGGTATATCTGATAATAATGATGAAGAAATTGTTCCAAATCCGGATAACGTAGGAAACGGATTAACGAGTGTGCGTCGAGCGGTCGATGTTGATATTGATCCATCAAATTTTTTATATACAAGAACATATGGTCAAGCACCAGCTAACACAACATTAACTGTTACGTATACAGTAGGAAATGGGATTGCTGATAATGTATCAGCAAATGTTTTAACAAAAATTGATTTTATTCAATATAATGATGATGTTAATTCATCAAATAGCGTACCGTTAACAAATTTTGTAAAAACTACGATTGCTGTAAATAATCCTAATTTGGCATCAGGTGCTAAAACTGCGGATACGTTGCAAGATATAAAAAATAATGCAATGGCTAATTTTGCAACTCAAAATCGTTTAGTAACTCGAGAAGATTATATCATTCGAGCATATTCAATGCCATCTAAATATGGTAGCGTTGCAAAAGCATATATTGTTCCTGATGATCAAATTTCTCAACAAGATTTAGAAGGTAGTAGAATACCTAATCCGTTGGCAATGAATATGTATGTATTGGGATTCAATGAAAGCAAACAATTAACAACACTAAATCAGTCTGTTAAAGAAAATTTAAAAACATATTTAAACTATTACAGAATGTTAACAGATGCTGTAAATATTAAGGATGCATTTATTATTAATATTGGCACTAATTTTGAAATTTCGGTATTACCAAATTATAACAGCAATGAAGTATTATTGCGTTGTATTAATGCAATAAAAGATTTATTTAGTGTTGATAGATGGCAAATAAATCAGCCTATTATAAAATCCGATGTTACTACAACATTGGCCAATGTAAAAGGCGTTCAAAGTGTAATCGGAGTTGCACTTATAAATTTATATGATACCGATTTAGGCTATTCTGGTAATGTTTATGATTTAACAACTGCTACTAGAAATGGTGTTATTTATCCATCACTCGATCCTAGTATTTTTGAAGTTAAATTTCCAAATAGAGATATCAAAGGAAGAGTTGTAAATTATTAGTCCTTTTATATTTATATGTAAAAAGGATTATAATGGGCGTATTGAATACAAATCGTTCACAAATTGTCGCCGGCGGATTAATTTCTGCTAGTTTTGTGCGAGATTTATATGATGTATTTACTGGCAATGTAACTGAATCAGTTTCTATTTCCGGATCGTTAGTTGTTACTGGAAGTATTATTGGTACATTAACTGGAACTTCTACTACTGCATCATATGTATTAAATGCTGTTAGTTCTTCTTATGCGTTAACGGCTTCATATGTAGCAAATACAGTTTCTGCATCATATGCAACAACATCATCATATTTATCTGGATCGTCGGCAATTGCTACAACTGGTTCATTTAATTATGTAACAGTTTCTAGTACATTTATTACACAAGGTAGCGTATTTATGTATACGGCTTCGTTACCGACTACAGATCCTGCAGTTGTAAATCAATTATGGAGAAGTGGTAGTTATTTAATGATTAGTACAGGCTCTGGTAGTTAAGGTGACTTATGTTTAGAATATTTTATGCAAATAAAGATGCAACTTTATATGAAGGTGCAACATCTACTAATGCGTTATCTGTTACAAATACAGGATTAGATGAACTTTTAGAAGTTGGTAAATATCTGGCTAATGATGGTAATACATTGTTAAAATCTAGATGTATAGTACAATTTGATATGCAAGAAATACAATCTGCATTACAAACATATTCAGCTGATTTAAATAACTGCAAATTTATATTGCAGCTGTTTACAACACAGGCTCAAAACTTGCCAAGCGATTATACAATTGATGCAAAGGTTGTTGCACAGCCATGGATTAATGGAACTGGTACATTGAATTCTAGTCCAATTGTTAGTAATGGCGTGCAATGGGCAAAACCATATGCATCTTGGTCGTTAGATAATACATCCGGTAGTTTATGGATTTCTAGCTCACAGCAACTTCAAGTTACGGGTACTTCATTATACGTATCCGGATCGGGTGCTGGCGGTAGTTGGTTATGGCAATCTGGTAGTGGATTTTTTAATATTTCTAATTTTAATCAGGTATTTTTTGCACAGCCTGGTCTAGACGTAAACGAATCATTTTCATATCGTACTACCGATATCAATATGGATGTCACTGACGCAATAAAATTATGGATTAGTGGCTCAAGCGGACAAACTATTGCTAACAATGGATTCATATTAAAGTTTTCAGATGCAGACGAATCTAACACTACAATAACAGGACGCATTAAATTTTATAGTAGAGAAACTCATACTATATATGTTCCTAAATTAACGATGTACTTTGATAACACTACGTTTACAACGGGTTCGCTAACACAGGCTGATCTAGAGTCATACGTTGTATATACTCAGTTAAAACCGCAATATAAAGATACTGAGATTGCAAAAATACGAATATATGCTCGAGCTAAATATCCGCAAAAATCTCCTACTAATTTGTTTCCTATAGAAACTGTTAACTACTTACCAGACACTACGTATTATGCAGTGTTTGATGCATTAACAGATGAAGCTATTATTCCATATGATAATATTTATAATAAAGTTAGTTGCGATGGCACTAGTAATTTCATTTATATTGATATGAATGGATTTATGCCAGAACGATATTATCGTTTAGAATTAAAAATTGTAGATGGGTTTACAGAACAATATGTAAACGATCAAATATATTTTAAAGTAGTTAGATGATGGAAAAAAATGATTCACAAACATCACAAGTTATTAATAGTTCATTACCAGATTCGGTAGATGTACAAATTCAATCGTTATACCAACATCGAGGATTAAACTACATTTCAAATAATACAAATATTATTCCTAGAGATTCTGCGGGAAACATTGTTTTGCAAGAAAATGATGTAAATAATCCTTTATTGATAATTGACGCCGTTACCGAACAATTTACTAATGCATCTGTACTTAAAGTATTAGACACCCAGTTTACGTACTATAGTTTCCCTGTCAGTATTGAATTTGATGATGCGTCAATCGATTTAGATTTAAATGTAGATTTGCAATTACCAGATCCAGTGTTTGCAAGATATCGTCCAAGCGAAAACAGACCAATTTTAGCAACCCCAGATTATTCTGGTATTTTGATGGATGAAGTACAGGAGGGTCTATCGCAACAATCGCCAAATACATATACTATATCAAAAGATATTAAAAATTCTGGGGTCAATCTTCGATTTAGAATTAAATTGCAACATCGCTATGATGCGCCAGGCGGCTTTTTAAATGTAACCCCATATGGCACTGCCTTTTTTTCTATAATTAAAGCGAGCGAACAAGGTTTAGATAGAACGTATCGTACATTTGAAAATACATCGGAATTTAGGCCAAACATTCCTGGATCTATAAATCAATATGAAGTTCAAGATTTAGAAGTTGATATTGTTATTCCTAATTCAGAATTTGAAATTGGAGATAGATTTGGCATCGGAGCAAAAGCCGGACAAAATAATGCAACGGAATTTCACACAATAAATGCATTGCAATCATATTGGGTGATAACGGATGCAAGTAAAAATGTAGATCTTTGGAATCAGGAGATAAATGCTAACCCAGTATAAAAATATTAGTCAAATTGTATCAGCATCTAGATCTATTACTGGAGAACGAATTGTAAAATCAAAAACTGAATTTTTTAGTTCTGAATTAAATACAAAGTTTGTACGCGTTCCAACTATAGCAAATCAAGAATCTGATATTAAAGTTGAATTTCATGTATATGCTGGAGATACATGGATTACGGGAAATCATCAAGTAACGTTACAATCTAAAATACCAAACTATTACGGTGATCAAAATACTAAAGTTCCAATACAATTTCCGTCACAGCCAATTGCAATTGATATTTCGCAAGAATTTAATAACTTAAAATTATCAGCTGGAAATTTTAGAGTTGCGGTTAATTTTTTCAAAACATTAATAGGCGATTATAACGAACAATATTTGCGTATTGATGAAATATCTCCTGATAGAACTGAAATTCGATTACGTGCAATTGATGTTGATAATCCAATATATGCACAACAGATTGTTAATTTTATTCAATCAGTAAAACCAACATCACCCACTCAACAATTTTATAAATCATATTTATTAAATTTTAGTAGAAATCAAACCGCGGTCGTTGTTAATACAGTAGTTATTGGCGAATATATATACATTAAATTATACGAACCATTAACAGAAAATATAGTTACAGATTTTAAATGTTGGATTGTAGAAGAATTAAAACCTACTTATATAGATAAAGTAACAATAAACCCATCAATTCCTCAAAAATCTTTTAACCAATTGGCAAATCCAAATTGGTATGCTAATGCTACATTTAATACATCTGCAGAAACTGGATTACGTGCATGGAATGATTTATTAGGATCATCTACACAAACATCACAACAGATTGTTGATAACTATTTTTCTGGAAGTTTATCTGGTATAAAGTTAAACATCGATTATTCAGATTTTAACAACTTTATATTTTATAGCTCTGCGACAGAACGTATTTCTAATTTTAGATATAAATTGGAATTAATAGAATATTACGCTTCACAAAGTTTAGTTGCATCTCAAATATCCGGAAGTGTTGCTACAACAAATGTTGCAGATTTCGAAAATAAAAAATCCAATTTAATTGGTGGGTTTGATAATTTTGAACAATTTTTATATTATCAATCATCGTCCGTTTTAACAACAAATCCAATACCATCGGAATTTGCAACGGTAATGGAATTGACAGGAAGTTATATTCTTCCTGCACCTAAAACAAATTCAACTAGACCGTATACGTTAGCATCTACAACTAGTAGTGCATTTGTTTCTTGGTATGATGGAGTATATGCATCGGCATCGCTATATGATACATTAAATTATAATGCTCTAGTTTATGCATTACCTGAATATATTAGATTTGATGCTTTAAGTGATGGTGTAACTACATTTGTTAATATGTTAGGACAACATTATGATATATTGTATACATACATAAATCATATGACTCGTATTAACAAACGAGAAGAAAATCCTAAATTGGGTATGCCAAATGAATTGTTATATTCTGTAGCAAAACAATTTGGTTGGTCTTTAACAGATGGAAATCAATCACAAGAATTGTGGCAATACGTTTTAGGAACATCGGAAACGGGCGTACCACTCACTGGTTCTAATTCGGTTGGAGATCCAGCAGTTCCAGGACAAGATATTACTTATGCCATATGGCGTCGTATCGTAAATAATTTACCGTTACTATTAAAATCTAAAGGCACTAAACGTAGTATTCAAGCTTTATTGTCATGCTATGGTATTCCGCAATCTTTGATTAGTATTAAAGAATATGGCGGTCCGCGTTTAGAACGTGCTCCAATTTATGAGAAATTAAACTTTGATTATGCATT